TGCTGTTGTTAAATCCATTGCAACTATTTTATGTCCAGCTTTTGCTTTGATACAACCTTTTACTGTCGGGTTGTCTCTTGGAAGCTGTTGCATATTCAGTTTACCACTACTACTCAATCTACCACTGGTTGTACCGTGAAGGTTGAATCCTGTGCGAAGTCTACCATCTCTATCAAGGTTTGGTATAATTTTATCAAGATATGTAGTTTTGATTTTAACTTTCTGTCTGACTTCTAGTATATGTTTAGGTACGTCATGCTCTTCTGATAAGTTGCCAAGTACTTCGGCATCAGTTGACAGCGCACCCGTTGCGGTTCTTTTAGTAGATTTAAGTCCAAGATAATCAAACAACAAAGATCTTAGTTGTAATGTTGAGTTAGGATTAAATTCTCCTTTATCTTTTATAAACTGTTTAATCTCGGGGAACTCATATAAAGCTTTTACTGCTCTATCTATGTCTTCACCCATTCTTTTAGAACCAAACTCTAAACGCACAGCATCAAAAGGAACTCCGTTGCTTTCTATACACTTCAAGAATCTACAACCTTCTACTAGAATATGTTTATATACTCCGTACAGTTTGTCATTAGTCTTTAGTGCTTTTTCAAACTTTTCAAATAACATAAAAGTAACTATCGCATCCATTGCAGCATAGTTACGCATAACTTCAAATGGAACCATACTATAATCAAATGAATCTTTGAGTATACCTGTTCTTTTCTTGAAGTCTGCTATCCAATTAGAAAGTTCTGCTTCGTAGTCTCCATATGGAGTGTGTTTAATTGCTAGTGTTTTAAGACCATGTGTTCCAGGTCTTTCATCAAACATATAATGCATGAGCATAGTATCTTCAAAATGTGGAAACTCAAAGTTGAAATGATACTCAAACCATTGTAAATCAAACTTAGCGTTATGAAATACAACTCGTTTTTTAGTAAATATTTCTTGCATGAGTCGTTCGGATTCTTCATCCATACAATCACAATCTGCATAAATACCATGCTCGTTCTCATAGGACATAGAGAAACCAAGCATGTAGCCGTCACGGCAGTACAATGCTGATGTCTCAGAGTCAAGGGCTATGAAATCCCCTTGGTGGTCTAACGCTTTCTGCAGCCACGCATTTAATTCTTCTGTGTCTTGTATACCGTAACATTTGTCTTTCGGTATCGTAAGTTGTTTGAGTTCTCCGCTAACATATCCCGTTATGCTCTCGACGGCTTCCTCGAACGACTTCTTTGCTTCTGGTCTGAACTTTATCATTGCGGGATTGATTATTGCCAAAAACTTAGAATCAACAACTTTTCCATTGTACTCAGTTATTGATGTCTTTTTTGTAAACATTTTGAAAGGCTCAGAACCCACAACTATGAGCCAATCATACACATCAATATCGATTTCGATATCAACATCTCTTTTCAAAATTTTCTTTTTACTAGAATCTGAACACAGGGCAAACCTGTCGAGTTCAAACTCAAAGTACTTGTTCCAGTTAGTACTGGACATTGTTGTTTCTATAATTGCTACTTTAGCCATGAGTTTTCACCACCTTTTTTGCTAATTCTACCATTTCTTCCATAGTCATGTTAGTTTTTGATTGATTGCACGTTTTATGTACGGGTACTAGATTATCAGGAGTACTTTCGCCTCCTCTACTATGTGGCACTATATGGTCTAATTGCATATCACTCCCTTTTGGATTAATAACTAATTCTTCTCCACATATTTTACAAGGCATACGCCATTCCAATTCTTCATCTACTATTGTTAAATTTTCATTCTTTTTCCAATATTCTATATATTTTTTTGATTCCATTCCATTTCTTCCTTTTAAGTCTTTAAATCTTTCTCTTAACATTTGATATACAGATGTGTGTCTATTTTCTTTTCGCTCTGTATAAACCTTATCTTCTTTTTCAAAATACTTATGTATTCTTTGGTTAAACATACCTTCAATAGTACTTCTATATTTTTTATTTCTTTCAACAATCTTCTTTCTAGTTGCTTCGTTAAAGTGAGGGCTGATACTTCCTAGACTTGGTGCATCTCCACATATTTCAATACATCTTCTTCTAATTTCACCTACAGTAATAGTGCCTCCATCTTTAGTGAAACCACCAGCTTCTGTATGCCAGTCCTCAATTGTTTCCCATCCTATTTCTGTTTTCCATTTACCTGCTGCTGGCATAATCTTCTCCGTGTTCTTCTAAATATTTTACAGCTGCTTTTAACCAAGTAATATTGCTGTCGCTTAAATTCTTATTGCAAGTAAAACATAGTACTCCTCGTACGTCTGCTGGTTTACCTGTTCCTGCTCCTGTCCCAGGGGCGTGGTCTATTTGTCCACTTACTTTGCCTCTTCCTTGATGCAGCTTAACTTCTGTTTTGCAAATTTTACATTTGTTATCTTGTGAGGCAAGTAATTCAAGCTGCTCTCTTCTATTTAAACCGTATCTAGGTCTGCCATTTTTACATACACTACACAAATCACCATAGCTTACAGGAAACCCCTTGTCTTCAGGACAATATTCTTTTACTTCTTCTTCTGAAAACTCACAAACTTTACAAATTCTATTTGCTGGCATACAATTTCTCCTTTAATCTTTCTATCTCTGGCGCTGTTAGATTGCCAGGGTCTATATTATCTCGTAGTTTTACTACTCTAGCACTTAACTCTAGTTGTTCTGCTAGACCTTTTGCTTTTTCAGCAGCTAGTTCGCCTGCTTCATCTCCATCAAACATGATATCTACACCAGTTATCCCTTGGAGTTTTAATAAACTAAGCTTAACCCAGTTTACTTGTTGTGTGCCAAAACAGCACACTGTATTCTTGAGACCTTTGTCCCAAAGGTTAAGAGCATCGAAGATGCCCTCTACCAATATAACTCTGTTTTGAATAGGTTTTATCTTTGCTGGACAAAAAGGCATCTCTACTCCCTGTGGGTAGATATAATACTTTTGAGTGCTAAAGTCGTCCAGACTTCTACCTATCAATGCCACGGTCTTTCCTGTTAAATCGCGTATTGGAAAGATGATACGATTCTCGAACTTAGGTACGTTCCATGTGAACGCTCCCCATATTGCAAGAGTCTCCTCAGATATATTTCTGATTCCACCACCTCTCCAAGACAGTCTATCCTTTGGGAGTTGGATTCCGACAGTTGCTGACCTGACTTTGTTGATTGATTCTTTAATGCGGTGCATACGAACTTCTAGTGGAGAAGCTGGTGCACCAAAATGTGTAAACAGATTACCTTTGTAGCCACATGAGAAACAGTGAAATATTCCTGTAACTTTGTCTACTCTCATTGATGGAGAATTATCTTCATGCTTTGGGTTCAAACACTTTATAAGTGCATCCCTGCCACTAACGACATAATGTATCTTTTTCTCTCTTAATAAGTCTTCTGCTATCATAATTATGTATATTATATCAAATTTTTATATTGTTGTCAAGAACTATTTTCGGATAAGCCATGATTTATCATCAAAAGTTTGCATCATTTTTCCCTTAAACTTCTTGTTGACTGCGTTGTATACTTCAGGCCAATACTCTGGATTGTAGTCATGACCTCCCATATACCCGCCAGGCTTTACTTTCGGCCAGTATAGTTCTAAATCTTGTTCTACTGCTTCTCCTCTATGGTCGCCATCAAGATATACTAAATCAAATACACCGTCTGTAAATTTATTAGAAATTTTTTGAGAGTAATTTCTATGAAACTCTATGTTATTCCAGTATCTACAGTTAACTTTTGCTTCCATAAATACCTCATGCCCACACCCATAAAAATATGGGTCTATTGTATGAATCTTTTTAAATTTACCACTAGATGCAAACATTGCAGTACTTTCTCCTGCGTATGTACCAACCTCTATCATGTGTCCATCAGATATGTCTAAAGAGTTTATAAACCCTATTAGTCCAAACCATTCTCTATTAGGTTTCACATTCCAACTTGATGGAGGACTAAATCTCATACTACCCCATTCAGGAAGTCCCCCTTCTAAATAATTCTCAGGTTTGTTTGTGTTTCCAGCCATCTAGCTCGTCTCCTATTTTTTCAAATTCTTTGTAGTCTATTCCTTTTGAATCTGTAGCATCTTCGTAATACATTGACTTCCATACTAACTCTAGCATTTGGAAGTAAATTGCTACTATTCTATCTCTTTCTGTCTTTTCCCATAGATAGAACACTAACCACCACTCTTTGTCAAAACGACATACTCTTATCTCTTGTCCATGTAGCGCAGGGAGATCTTGAAGACATCTCATCCTCTGACTCCCTGCTATGGGGTACCAGTTTGGCATACAGAGTATGGGAGATTTTACTCCGTCAGTTGCCAAACTGTCCTTTAACTTTTTATTAAGCGGAACATTTTTTATGTTTTCTTTTATTTTTTCTTGTTCTAATAACCATCCTACTGTTCTTACGTACCATGTATGTGGTGGTAATGGTACTAGTTCCGCTGTCTCCCGGCTTACTCTATCATAAGCCATTGTCCATTTCCTTGTATTTCTGTGTCCATTCATCTTCATAAATTAATCTAAATTCTTCTAGTGTAGGAAAAGTTACTTCTATTCCTTGTCTATTTGATAATATTAAACCTTGTAGATACTTTTCGTAAGCTACTTTAAGTTGACTTTCTGTGTATAAAAGCATTGTTTGTTTTCCTGTTAAAATAATATTTTAGTGCTAATTCATATACTCCTGAAACATCTTTTACGTTCCAGTGGTCTTGTGCATTTCCTACTGCACCAATGTACTCATTGTTGTGCCATATATGAAAACCTGTTTTACTTGATAATTCATTCCACTTTGCACTATTACTTTCGGTTCTTAGTTGTGGTAGTATTCTATCTTTATCGAATACTATTTCGTATAATCTGTTATCTGTTCTGTGTTGAGCAGTTAGTTTTATGTCTCTGTTCCCGTTAATATCAGTTCTTAACTTAGTAATACCTGGAAATAGTTTTCCTAGTCTTCTGTAGTTGTTTACATCATAACTAATTACCCATGCTTTCATATCTAAATTTAGTACTCTATTTAGCATGAGCCTATTCATACCTGGATGTATAGAAAACTCTTTTGCAGTGTCACTATACCATATTATAACTGGGTTGACGAACCCGTTGCTCAACACATCTTTTACAAAAGCGTACAGTCTTATGTCTAATCTATTCTGCTGTCGCTCGTACCACCCCTTGACATTCCAAAGGTCTACAGGTGGTAGTGTTTTTAATAAATCTTTAGTGAGTATTTCTCCAATACACACTCTTTGTTGTAGAGGATTATATATCATAAGCACTTTCTCCTGTGCTCAGAGCCTCTTTCATTTCTTCTTTAGTATCAGGGTTTATCTCTGTCTCAGGTCCCATTCTCAATGTTTCCCAATTCATTCTAGTAATAAAACCTTTTTCTTTTCCACTTCTCATTTTATCACATTTAAATTCTACACAATCATGCTTATCACCCCAATGGTCTAGGGTAAAGGCCGCATCAACAGCGTCAAGAATACCCTTAGAGAATCTTGCTTCACCGTCTTTATTTACTTGATATGCTGAGAGAACAAGAACGTTACTCTCTTGGGCTAGTGATTTTAACCCTTTTGATATTTCTATTTGTTCAGTCCATTCGTACTGACCTCCACGAGTAGGCGCGTTATGGCGCTTAACTTGGTTTAGATAATCCACTATGATAACCCCTAGATTAGGGTCTTCTACTAGTTTTTGTTTTACTACACTGATAACTTTTGCTAATGTAAGGGAAGGGTCATAATAGATGTCTATTTGAGGAACATCCTTACGAAGCGGATTACGAGTCAATTGATAATGAAATTTGTCAAAATCTTGATGACTATCGTACTCTTTCCTAACCTCGTCGCCCTTCTCGAATCTTGCAGCCCACCAGTCAGCTACCTTATGCCACTCCATAGTAGTAAGGTTTCTAGCTTCTAGTCTGCCAAGCGGAACACCGACTGACATTGCACATATTCTTTGTAGTATTTCTCTAGTAGACATCTCTATAGTAAAGTATAATGCTGACTTACCTCTTTCAAGGGAAGAAACAGCACTATTACATAGAGAAAGTGATTTACCTTTGCCTCGTGAAGCACCGATAACTACTAAGTCTTTGGGAGAGAACCTATAATCAAAATCGAATTCTGAGTTCAGACCTAGTGGAAGAGCCATTGCTAAATCTTCCTCACTATCAAATAACTCAATATGTTCCATACTTTCGTTGGCATCATTCGTTTCTACTCTATCTTCAACTTGTACTACAATTTCTTGCAACAAGTCAATGTTTTCACGAGCATCTCCGATAGCTATTTGAGTGTCTACAAAAGTTTCAATTCTTGTAAGAATCTCACTTTGTGTAAATTGGTTTTTTAAATAATCTAATAAAAGTTCTGGAGCAACATCTGTTTCCACAGTTTCAATGGCATAGATTTTTTCTTGAAGTTCCCTTGAACGGACTTCTAGTTTTAAATCTTCAAATGTTGGCAAATCTTGGTACTTATGTACATGCTTGTCTACTATTTTCCACAGTTTTCGGTACTCACCTTCAGGGAAGTAGTGTTCTCTTAGACCATTCCAAGTATTGAAATCGCCTAGCGCAAGTATTTGCTTTAGTAATGCACTCTCTAATGTCAATTGAATCTCCCAAGACAATTATTAATTTATAAAAAAGGCGAGGCAATCCCGAAGGAAAGCTCGCCCGCGATGTATAGGTATTAGCCTATATCTTTTTTAGCAGCTCCGTTATAGTCTGAGCATTGTAGACCTCTTCTAGTAAGCATTGTTTTCACGCCTCTTACTGTTTTGCCGATTTCATCAGCAATTTCTTCAACAGTCATGCCGTCAATGTCGACACCTGCTAAAGGGTCAGCTTTGCTAGAACCTTTAGTTTCTTTCTGCTTAGGAATAGCATTGATTTCACCAGCTCTTAGTAGTGATAAAGCTTTTCCTCTGATTGAATTTACGCTTCTGCCCATAGCTTCTGCGATATCTTCAATGAACGCACCATCATTAACTAATGATACGAACTGTCCTTCTTCCTGTTCGTTGTATGACTTTACAGTCTCAACTTTAGGTGCTGGTTTAACATGTTCTGTTAACTGCATAGAAAGGATTTTTCCTTGAATTGACTTAGCTGTGAAGCTTCCATCTTCAAAGTTTGATGCAATTTCTGCATATGTGTAAGAACCTGAGTTATCTTGCACAAAAGTGCTAAGAGTTGCTTCTTGTTCGTCTGAAAAAGACTTAGAAGCTGAAGCAGAAGCTAGTTCTACATCAAAACCCATTTTTCTTAATTTGCTAGATACACTTCTTACAGAAGTTTCTAACTGCTCTGCTGCTGACGCAACAGTAGTTTGTGAGATAGGGGACTCACTGCCCACGAAAGAAGTTAACTCTGAAGTTCTTTCGTCTGTCCATTTTGGTAATGCCATTTTTAATTTTCTCCAATTAAATGTTTTATATTACTTATTATAATAACACCTCGGTCACGAGCTGTTTCCGTCTTTGCTGACTCAATGCCTGACTCATTTATAAGATGAGTACAAACTTTTGTTAGACTTGATTTTACTACGAATCCATACTGTTCTAATACTTTAGTAGCATGGGCTTTTGTAGGGTAGCTTTTTAACTTACCACTAATACATACAACACCAGTGACCTCTTTCTTTTTATTAATTTTATTATTCCAATTGAAGGGTAATGTGTCTTTGTATCTGTTAGGATAGAATTCTGTTTCCATGAAATTTACCAAGTTAGCTGATGCTTTTGGTCCGATACCTGCCTCAGTACAACTGTTCTCGCTAATATCTTCGATGTTTGATATTATATCGCATAATTTTTGAGAAGCTGACCGACCAATAAGTGGTATTGAGAAAGCTGGTAGAATGTCTATCAACTTACTACTCTTTGACTTCTGCAATTCATCAAAAAGTTTCTCAGCTAGTTTTTCACTTTGTATTCTATCTTGTATATCTGATACAGTAAGTTCGTAAAGCTCGGGCAAAGATTCAACACCTAACTTAGAGATAGTTGAAGGTCCAAGCCCTTTTATTTTAAGAGAAGATGAAAAGGACTCCAACTTTTTACTCCATTGTGCAGGACACTTTGTGTTTCTGCAAAACAACTGCTCATTGACTAACTCTAAAATAGAGTCGCAACAAGGACAATTGGTTGGTGGTGTAATCGTTGTCATTTCTTTTCTCTCTCAAATATATAATATATTATACAAAAAGTTTAAGCATCTGTCAAGAACTATTTTTGAAATGCTCAGGAAAATTTCCACATTCAAAATTTACTACTCCTCGTAGATGTGGGTATCTTCCACAATGTTTCGATTTTTCCACTGAAAGTATAATGCCTTTAGTTTTTTAACTAAAGAGCTTATCCAATTTTTTATCATAAATATCCTCTATTATTTTATCCGCCATTGCCTTATGACCATCTTCTAAGGGGTGGTCCATTGGCCCGTACTTTGTTTGTATTCTATACTTAGTTAACTCATAGAAGCCTTCGTCTGCTAGTTCAGGTATTTCTCTAAGGAAATCATCTTTTTTCATATTGTACTGCTGTTCCCAGACCACATTAGCTCCTTCTTTCTTTACATCATCTAGTGAATCAATAGCACAGTCTACCTGTCCTTTACTCATCCAGTAATATAAATGTGGAATACCTAATCCATTTAACATGTGTCTAAGATATATCATTTGCATAAGGGTCTCATGTAAATTCCATTTAATATTTCTACAATATCTCATGTAATTCTTCCAACCATCGTGCTGATGTCTAGTCATGTCTGGGTGACAATATATTTCACTTCTTTTTATTTCTAAGTTTCTTTTATCAAATGCAAACCTAATATGACCTACCTGTCTCCAGATATTCTCGTCATTTAGGTACTCTACTCTGTTTGGTCCTGACCACAATATAATTGCTATCTTCGGTTTCTTAGGCATTTGTATCATATCTGTACTAGTAACTCTAAGTATTCTGTCATTACCTCCACCTATCTTAGAAGACCTACTCCAAGTTTGGTCAAAATGTTCTGCAACTAAATGCGTATAGCATCCGTTGAATCTATCTTGTAGTTCCATTCCTTGTGTAAAACTGTCTCCATTAAAATACATGTCAGGCTTTGTGCTAGTATATCTTTTGCACTGTCCTGGATTATCTATATAATTTAAATCTAGTACTGACTCACTCAAAATACTTTTACTCCATATCTTTTTTCAAATAATTTGGCATCTTCCCATGTGTTAACCATAGGTTGCCCTTTTATATTTAAACTTGTATTTAATAACATTGGTATCTTCGTCACTTCGTAATACGCTTCTAGTATTGGTCGTAATGCTGAGGTGCTGTCTTTACGAACCACTTGTACTCTTGCAGTTCCATCAACGTGGGTGACTGCTTTGTGGTCGTGTTTTGCTTTTGCAACATACTGCATATACTCGTTACAATGCCCTTCAAAATATTCATCTACAAACTCCTCCAATATCGCGGGAGCGAAGGGTCTAAACTTCTGTCGTTTTTTGACATCATTAACGGTGTCTTTAATGTCATAACGGATATCGCCAAGAAGACTGCGATTACCAAGCGCCCTAGGGCCAAACTCTGCTTTTCCATTTGCTACTCCTACCATTCGGTTATTAATTAATTCTTCTACTACTTTATAAGGATTGATAGGTCTATCAATATCATATCCTAAAAAAGTATCTTTAAATTCTATCCTTTGTTTTGTACTAGCAAGTATGCAACCTAATGCACTACCTGCGTCTCCTGGATTAGGAAATATCCACATCTCTTTAAACTTGTTTCTTATTTTACTGTTTGCTACACAGTTCAGTGCCACGCCACCAGCGTATGCTACTTTATCTCCGTACGTTCTTGCTCTATCAAATATTCTTCCAATCTCAAATTCAATTTGCAACTGCGCACTAGCGGCAATATCTTCAGGTGTTTGCCAAAACCATTTTTTCATAGGAATACCTTTATGTAGATTCTCATGTACTATACTAGTCATGTCTATACAAGGTGTACCATATGCAGCCATGCCCATTGTTATATACTCATCTTCGTTTGGCTTGAGTCCTATTCGTTTTGTAATTGCACTATAGAATAATCCTAGTGACCAAGGGTACTGTCGACTCCATACTTTCTCATGGTTTACCCAAATACTTGCTGTGTCCCATTCTCCAATAGCATCTATAACTACTGTAACATCTGGAACAAAAGGAGCAGTATAATAAGCTGCTGCCATATGACTCTCATGATGTCTAACATGGTTTGATATAAACTTACCATTATCTGTGGGCTTCATGCCACTAGATATTCTACGAGCATTTTTTAACTCTGTATCTTCATAGAAAAAACTTTGATTACATTCTAGTTTCTTAAACTCTATAGGAAGATGTTTATCATTCTTGACACGACTATACCTCTCAGCTTGAGTTGCAAATAAAATCTTATCGTCTTCCATATGTGCCACTGCGGCATCATGGAATCCTTCACTAATCCCTAAATATTTCATTTTTCTTGGGGAAACTGTGTAGGATTTTTGAGTCCATGCCAAAGCATTCCGTATGCCCTCCAAAATGGTGTTGTGTTTTATGTCTGTCTTTTTCATACATCTTGTGTAATTTCTGTTCCCATCTCCAGCAGTCGTATATCGTCCCCTGCCAAAGTCTCTGTATTCTTATGTCGTAGTTTGTAAATCCACGCCCTCGCTTTACTGCGTCTTTGAATGTTCGCCCTTTTGCGATTCCTACTTTTATTGTTTCTCGTTCCCATGTTTGCATGTTTACCAGTACTATTCCGTATAGTATGCCGTCTTTTTCTTTTTCCCACGGATGGTTGTTGAAAAAGGTTTGATTATATACTCCGCCACTCATTGTTGATATCTATATTTGGTATTCAAAAAATTATCACAAAGTTCTTTAGAATCTATTGGAAGACCGAAATAACTTTGCCTTTGTTTATTATTGAAAATTTCTTCATAGTATGTTATATCAACTTCTAATTTTCTTGAAAGCAATTTTAAAAGTTCACTACTCACTTCTTCCTTGATGTAGAGTTCTTTCATATTTTTATAGGGAGGTATTATTTCTTTTTTGAATTCATACTGACCATCCCACGACTCGTAGTGTTGTGCGTGTAATGCACTTACTACTTTTGCTTGGGTATCGTATCGATCTAGCACTATAATTTTGTCAAACTTTTGTGCAAACCTGTACCAAAATACAGCTTCACTTGCATTGTCTAACCAGTCCAAACCTGAACAATCAAAAGGACGGTTCGTCCAATACATATAGAATCCAAGATATTGCTTTACATTAACAATAACTTTTACAACCACATCTTCGGGAAGATTGTGATAATCTATATCATGATGTATAGGTAGTAAATTATCTACTAGGTCTAGATTCCAAGGTTCAGCTATATAATTACAGCCAAGTCCGTTGGCAAGTCCTTTCATTAATGTGGTACTTCCTGTTCTTCCATTTGCTAAGATTAATACTCTCATTACCACTCGCTTCCATCTTCAATTGAAGACTGACAGCCTTGAATAAAGTCTCTATCTTCTTCGGAAAGTACAGACCAAAACTTACTGATGGTGCAACTGTATTCCATGCACCCGTTGGGGTCTGCAATATGCACATTGTTCTTCATCATGTATTCTAGTACATCTAGTTTTTTCTGTATCTTCTCTCTTAGTTTCATACTCTTTTCACTATTCTAGGTATGATTTCTCCACTACGAATAACCTCTACATTACATCCAATCTCTAGGTTTAGTGCCTCGATATATCCAATGTTATGTAAGGTTGCTCTGCTTATTGTCGCTTCTCCAATAGTGCAAGGCTCTAAAATCGCAACTGGTGAAACAGCACCTGACTTCCCGACATTCCATTCAACGTCCAAGAGCCGAGTAACTACTCCAGCCTGTCTTGTTTTTAAAGCGAAACTACCTCTAGGGTGGTGTGATGTGTAGCCTAATGTTTCAAAATATATATTAGAGTCGACTCTTACAACTTTACCGTCCTGAGGGAATTCACGATAATCACTTTTGGTGACAGCGTTAAACCCCATACCTGATACTAAGTTCATATCTTCTGTCCATTCAGCACCAATGGCTGGTTGGATTCCATATGCAACAAAAGTAAGGTTACGGGATTTAAATTCTTCTAAGTCTTTTAGATTCAAAGCACCACTCGCATAATTTCTAGCGTTTGGTATTGTTTTAGGGGCAACGATTTCTCCAGTAATCTGTTTGATTCCTTTGCTCCATATTTCATTTGGCACTAAAGTCTTAATTTTATCAGTAATATCTAACCCTGCTTTACCATCACCACGTGTGAGTGCTTGATAGAAGATGCCGTCTACATAAGTTATAGACACAGCTGCACCATCCAGTTTGGCAGTCATAATAGTTGGTTGTTTGGCGTCCCAGTTTGGTTCTTCATCTTCTCCTACAAAGACTTTTTGAAGTGAATACATTGGGAAAGGGTGTGAATATCGTGCATCAATACTTGCATGACCTACTTGCTCCTCAAGAGCAGTGTTCTCTACAAGTCTATCGTATACTTCATCTGGCAATATAGGAGTGCCTTCTGCATACATTTGATTACAATATTCTAGGTATTCTGTCTTATTCATATGAATATTATACAGAATTTTTAAGGATTTGTCAAGGATTATTTTTGTGTGCTATAGGTAAATCTTGTCTAACACTTCTTTAAAATGAGTCTCTAGCACTCCTTTGACTTCTGATATCGAGAGAATCTCTACTAACGCCTCAAACAATCCACGACTATTATTAAAATCTAAAGGCATGGCTATGCCGTTCCTTGTAGGTTTCCATTCTTCGTCAAAGTCTTGATAGTACTTTCTTATATGTAAATACTCTGTCTCACGAAAAGTATTGACCATAACGAAGATTTTTTCATGTTTAGCTTCGTTATAACCTATTTCTTTTTCGTAAACAGCTGGTGCGTTATGTAATTCTATCATTTTTCAAAATCCTCGCTAGAGGTAAGATAGAGGTTACGCTTTCAGGAGATAATAGTCTATAAGAATCAGTGTCCCAACAAAATAATAATACTTGATTATTATTCGGCTTTGCTCTGTTTCTTTTCTCCTGTATGTATTTATTGTCGAAGTCTCTAGTACAGACATTATATTTCATTCTGCGACTGTTCTGACTTCTGTAAGTGACTACTGCATCACCAGCGTCATCAATTTTTTTAACAAAATCGTCTTTTTTCATGCGTTCCTTGTTGGTAGGTTAATATCTATTACCGTCCAATCATGGTATCGTCTTGCAAGGTCTTTCTGTTAGATGCAAAAAAGTGCGGGCAGTCCTAAGACTACCCACATTCCAGGGGTATTAATCGTTAAGTTTGTTGATTAGGTTTGTGAAATACACAGCTGCTTTACCTGTAAGCTTACTTACAATAGCACTGTCTGCTTCTTCGCCTGCATCAGCAATAGCTTTAGTCAATCCATCTTGAGCTGCTGCAACATTGACTCTACCGCCACCTGTTCCACCGCTGCTTGATTTGACTGCTGGTGTTTTCTTAACATAAACACCTGCTTTAGTTAGAATCATTCTGACACCATTTGGGCTCTCGCCTAATTCTTCAGCAATCATCTTAACAATCTCCATACTGTTTTCTGGAGTTGGTTCTTCTGCAGTATACATTTCAACTGCTTGTTCTTTACTTTCGTCTGTCCACGCCATAGTTCTTTTCCTTTTTAGTTTATAGTTTTGTTTGTATTCGGCAAGAGTGTAGGTACTGCGGTAGCCAGGACACCAACCTGTGGTTTCCAGCATTTGTGTGTAATACCTGTCGCTCATTGCTTATTTCCTTAATATAAATATATTATACAAGAATTTTGAGCATGAGTCAAGAACTATTTTTTAATAGTCATATCCGAAGTGATTAATCTCATCATGATACAGCTGGTACATTAAAGTTATACTTTTCATTGTATACCAATTCTTATAGTCCGATATATGATTTAGACCCGCCATAACTGATGTATCTTTCGGATGTAAGTCTAATGACTCTAACTCATTCCTCCAGTCTCTAAAATCAATAAAGTAAGTACAGTTTTTATATAGTTTCTTTTGGTCTAACAAGTTGCCTTCTGCTAACCAAATATCAAAACCAATCCAATCCATACCTTGAAGGTAACAAGCTACTGCTCTCTCATAGCTATTTCTTACTACAGCTATATCTTTACCTTCATAGGTTAGTATTAGTTCTTGCACAAACTTTCCAGTGCTTGTAGATTTTCTTCTGCACTTGCTAATTTATTAATCCATCTATCAAACTCAGGTAACAGGTCTGAGTGTTCCCCAATTCCTACTGAATTTTGAAAATATGTCTGTAGTACTGCTAGTGCTTCTTTCTTTTCTGCAATATACTTTGCTTCTAGAGCATCGTAGTAAGGATTTCCTTTATACGCCATTTTATTCTCCTAATAATCCTTTCAGAAAACTGTTCTGAAATCTTAATTTATGTGTATCACTCATCATTGGTAATAATAATAAAGGTACTAAGAAAAGTACTAATACTCCCATTACTAAGAACGTGATAATTTTATGTTGAACTACTATATTATTTTTCGGTAGTGATAAAAACATTGGTCTAAATATTGTCCACAATTGTATTACCCATGCACTTAACCACATAGCTACTAAATATTCCATAATTTTCCTTTTTACATATACTCGCGTAAATGTCTTAGACTGCCCATCTCATAAGATGCTAGGCAATACTGTTTGCCTGCAAAACTTAGATATGGAAAGTACGTATCTTTTAAATCTTCTTGTGTACACTCTATTGTATCTACTAGATACACTCTGTACCCTCTTTCGTCTGCCAATTCAGGCTTCACTTCTCTTTTAACTATTGCTGGATAGTTTTGTCTAATTGCCCAAATCTTTTCTTCAGGTTTAAACTCTTCAGATACGCACTGCTCTGGTAGCATTGCGTTCCTTCTTCCTTCATAGTCTGTCATTGAGAGCTTCTGAGGTACTCCAATTCTATCAATGATACCTTTTACGAAAGCAGGAGAACGATACAACCCTTTGGCTATATCTGATACTGTAGCTCCTTCCAAGTACATCGCTACTGCGGTTGTAATCTCTTGTGGTGTTGCTGCCTTACCTTTGTTCTGTGCTTTTCGTTTTTCACGAAACTGCATAGTCTCGTTAAATTCTGTTATAATATTACTTAATCTTGTTGTGTTGTAAGCAATATTTAGTATACCACAAGCTTCCTTCTTGGTAATAGGTCTACTACCATCCGTTGGATTTAATAACTCAATTACCTTGGTTATATTCGCTTGTGTAATCTGTTCGTGTTTTTTTATTCTCATTTTCTACCCCCAGTAGAATTATTGCATAATGCAGAATCTTTAATAAGTCCTGCTCGTTTCTTCCATCTTTCTTTCCATAGCGTTGGGCATACTTTATAATGTTGCCTAGGCAGAAGCCTTCACCATGACCAGCGTCGAAGATGAACTCCGTTGACTGGATTTTATTCATACTGTAGTGACTATCATAAGTTTTTAGTATGTGATTTTTTAGCATGTTCAATGCCACTCTTTCGTTAAACTTATCGTTGTTGTATTCTGTCATCTTTAATGTACTCTCTGTATTTGTTTTCTATTTCTAATATTGCCATGAAAGTTTCTTGCTTTCTATGGGTCTTTGTCTCTAAAGTATCTGTAAACATAGGTTGAAACAAGTGAAGGTCTTTCTCAGACTGATGTGTTGTAGAGCTGATAGATACATATTCTTTTACATCTCTATACCAACTATAGTTTTTCCACTTATGTTTCTTGCCCCACAAGTACCAACAACTTTCATCACAATGATTATTGTCTAGTAATGTGTACAATGCCCATGCTTTGTAAGCATCTGTCTGTATAGCTCTGGGAGAAAAAGTAAATATATAAGATATATTCCATATGGTATCAGTCTCTAATAAGTCCTGTAGTTCCATACCTAGTTCTTCTTCTATATCCCAAGCATATGTATGTGGATGCAAGGTCTTAGACCTGCCTCTCTTGTGCATAAATGTATGTGATACGTTTGGTTTCTCTTGTCTAGAGAATGCCCATACGAAAGACTCAGGGTCATTATTTATCATATGTTTTATGATAGATAAAGGTCTTGTTAAACTACCTTTCTTTCCTAAAAAGAATAAGTCTGCATCTAAAAAAGTTGCTTGTTTATAATCTTTTAGTAAACGATGGCACGCAATAACTTGTTTATAACAAGCTGCAGTACCATTCACATATATTATATCATACTCAAACATCAAGTGTTTAAGTTCTTGTTTTGCTCTTGCCCAAATTTTTGCTTCTGCAAATACTATGATTTTACAGTCGGGCGCAACTAATCTTAAACTCATTATAGAGTATCTAAGATAAGTCAGATACATTTCATCCCCGTATAATGTATATACGAAGGCATGATTAACTGGTCTATCCCATAAAGTATTAGTTATAGGAATAGTTTTTAATTCTTCATAATGCTTTTCAGACCTAAGTATATGGTCATTTAATACGCTTTTCTCTAATTCTCTAGCCTTGTTTCCATCAGGACTTAACATTGTTCATATCCTTTTTCTACTCCTGATTTCTCAGCGTAAAAGAAGAATATCTGTATTAGTCTACCTGTTTCTTTGTCGTGTCCAAACCCTGCATTATAAGGGGCATGCCAGTAAGTTGCTGGGTATACTACTATTCTGTTGTAGAGATTGTCTACATAAGTATGTAATTCCCACTCTTCTTTCTCTCTGTACTGCCACTCTCCTCTAAAACCTACTGTTTTGTTATAAGTGTACTCTGGAGTTACCCAGTTTGAGTTATTCTTGTTAGACCTAAACAAAGCAGTCCCATGCCCTCTAGGAGCATTAGGAGATAAATAGCAAACAGCAGCAAACATTTGACTCTGTAGTTCTTTACTTCGTTTCTTCTCATGATTACCTTTGTCCATATGAACCCAGTTATCATACTTTAAACCTTGTGAGTTAAACTCTTTACCTAAAGTAAACGCTGCATTACTATTGCTTGATGGAAATTGTACTATCTTTCTATTGATTAACTGTTCCATTCTATTTTTACAGTATAGTCTATTCTGTGTAGAAAAAGAACCTAAAGTTCTTTGACCTGCAAACATATTCTTATGACCCTTTTGTCCAGGGTATAAAAACATATCAAGTGCGTTCTTACGCACCTCATCTGGGTTTGGATAAAAATCGTCTTCAATTACTATCATTTTAGTAATTCATCAACTACATCTATTCCACCCTCTATTTTTGCGAGGTACTCTTTTTTATCAGCTAACTTTTTCTCTAGTATGCCAATCTCAGCACTAACCTTTTCATGTTGTACTTGTAAGTTTTGTTTTACTACTTCTGCTTTTCCCATAACTCTTGGAGGCTCCTCTGCCACTGCTATTAATTCTGACAAGTTCACGATGAGTGTCTCTTGCCTTGCATTCTTACGCCATTTAATAATTTATATTCTTCGCCATTGCTTTTTCTAACAACAATAGGTCGTCTAGTAAAGTATAAATTGTTTAATCTTTTCTTAATTGCTTCATGCATCTCTTCTTCTGTAATGCTGTCTGGAAATACCATTGACATGCCATTTACTTCTATTTTCATGTTGCTGTTATCCTTTTCTCATAGTCAGCGTAGTCTTCGCTCCACCAATGAGGCTTGTCTCTGTGAGACCATGCGGCGAACGTAGCTTTGTCTAGATGATAGTAATCCCGATAGCTTTGTATCGGATTCTCATAATCTTTCAAGTCATCTGGCATTGCTAGTCCAAATTCTGTAAATCCAAGTCTGGGCATATTCTTTGGCTCAGGTAGTTTATTTACTACTTCTACTATAGATTTGTGTTGTTTACCATAACGATAGTGGTACTCATCATTCAATGCGTTAGCATAACAATGAGTCCACTCAAAGTTATCCAAGCTCGACCTAACCCATATCGTGCAGGGATGATTATACATCATCGGCAAGTAGGGCGTGAGTGGTCGCTGGTCA